AATTATGAAGAATATTACCACTCTTGTGGTAATAGCCACAGTATTTGGGTGTAGCCACCCTATCGAAGATAAAGAATACCCAAAGATATACTATACTAGGCATAGCAGCATAACCTATCTTAATGACAGTATAGTAGTTGTCAGCACTCATGTAAGTGGGCTTGATAATTACGAAACAAAGATTATTAATTTAAAAAAGAAATAACTGAATTATGAAGAATAAAATAATATCCGGCATTATAGCTGCACTGTCTTTACCCGTATATTTTTCTCTACTTTGGGCTATTGATCAGTTCTTGTTAGTTAGAATTGTCTTAGTATTTGTAATGATAGCATGTATGATTGTATTGGTGTACAAGCTATCCAAACTTATTCTTGACGAACATTTTAAAAAACATGATAAGCGATGAAAACAATATTACTTACAATTATATGTATTATCGCCCTATTATGGGTTGGAGATCTCACAATTACATTTAAGCCGTTTTCTATATCACTTCCCGGTTGGTATAAGCCTGTAGGTATCATCCTGTTTGTGTTGGCAATGGCGGTATATAACATTGGAGAATACGCTAAGGGGTACAAGCATGGTTTTGATGATGGGTTAAAGGAATGTATTGAAATACTTGAAAAGAAATGAATATAAATGTTAACTGCTTCTAAACTAAAAATTTAGGG